ACAAAAATAAGTTGCTTTTTGCAGAAGGCAACGCTATAAAATACATATGTAGGCACTCAAGTAAGGGTGGTATACAAGATATAGATAAAGCAATACATTATCTAGAAATGGTGAAAGAGAGAGATTACAAATGAGAAGAACCCAAATGCCTTTGTTTGCACCCGAAACTGAATGGGTTGCACCAGAAGAATTAAAAGATTTATCAGGAGCCAAAGAAGTTGCTATTGACTTGGAAACTTATGATCCAGAACTTACTACTTTAGGGTCAGGTAATGTTATTGGAAGAGGGCACATTGCTGGCGTTGCGGTGGCCGTAGAGGGCTGGAAAGGCTATTATCCGATAGGACATGAGGGTGGTGGTAATATGGATAGAAAACTTGTTTTACAGTGGGTCCAGGATCTAGTTAATCAAGAGAAAACTACCTTTATATTTCACAATGCAATGTATGATGTTTGTTGGTTAAGGCAAGCAGGGATAAAAATTAGAGGTAAGATAGTAGACACTATGATTGCAGCATCTTTAATAGATGAGAATAGAATGTCTTATGCATTAAATACATTAGCTAAATTTTATGTAGGTATCGGTAAAGATGAAAAAGTATTACAGGAAGCCGCTAAAAGTTATTCCATAAATCCTAAATCAGAAATGTATAAACTACCTGCAATGTATGTAGGAGAGTATGCTGAACGTGATGCTGAGGCTACACTAAAATTATGGCAAAGATTAAGTTCTGAATTACATAATCAAGAACTTATGGATGTATTTAATCTGGAGACTAAATTGTTTCCATGTTTAGTTGACATGAGATTTAAAGGTGTAAGAGTTGACCTTGAACATGCAGCTAAATTAAAGAAAAATTTAATTGTTAGGGAGAACAAAATACTTAGTAAAATCAAAGAGTTAACAGGTATTCATGTAGAAATACACGCAGCAAGAAGTATTGCTAAAGCATTTGATAAATTAAATCTACCTTATGATAGAACAGAAAAAAGTAATGAGCCTAGCTTTACTAAAAACTTTTTACAAAATCATCCACATGAATTAGCAAGATCTATTGCTGATGCAAGAGAGATTAACAAAGCGCATACAACTTTTATAGATTCAATTACAAAACATTCTGCAAAGGGTAGAATTCATGCAGACATAAATCAAATACGATCAGATCAAGGTGGAACTGTAACTGGTAGATTCTCTATGAGCAATCCAAATTTACAGCAGATTCCAGCGAGACACCCGGAGCTCGGACCGATGATTAGATCTATTTTTATTCCAGAAGAAAATACTACATGGGGATCATTTGATTACTCACAACAAGAACCTAGAATTTTAGTACATTATGCAAAGTTACAAAATTTAGATGGTGTAGATGAAATTGTAGATGCATACAACACAGGTGATGCAGATTTTCACCAAGTAGTAGCAGACATGGCAGGAATTGAACGTAAGCAAGCTAAAACTATTAACCTTGGGTTGATGTATGGAATGGGAAAAAATAAATTAATGTCTGAACTTGGTTTACAAAAAGAATCAGCTGAGAAACTAATTAGACAATATCATACCAAAGCACCTTTTGTTAAAAAACTTATGGATAATGTAACTCGTAAGGCAGAAGACAGAGGTAAAATTAGAACTTTAGGGGGCAGAGCATGTCATTTTGATTTGTGGCAACCTACACAGTTTGGTATATTTAAACCATTACCACTAGAACAAGCTAGAAAAGAATACGATGAGCCTTTAAAACGTGCATTTACTTACAAAGCATTGAATAAATTAATACAAGGATCAGCTGCAGATATGACAAAAAAGTCTATGGTAGCTTTGTATGAAAATGGTATCATACCACATATACAAATTCATGATGAGGTAGATATCTCTGTTGAATCTAATAAAAAAGCAGAACAAATAATTGAAATAATGGAGTCAGCCGTGGAATTAAAAGTACCAAACAAAGTAGATTATGAATCAGGCGCTAACTGGGGTGAGATAAAGTAGTGGCATATTTAAATGCTGACATTCCTCCAATTTACTGTAAAATAAGGAAGGAATATTTATATGACCTTACAAAACATCATGGAGAAAGTGAAGACTGTTGCGTCTTTGGTATTACTTCAGTTACAGACAGGGCTATCTTATTTAATATCATGTTACCCAACGGTGCGTGCTTTTGGAGACTGCCTATCTCAGCGTTTTTCCAAGAACGTTATGATAGATCCGAAGTGTTGGATATGCCGGTCGACCACTTACAACTGTGGAATTGCTTTAGTTATTATCCTAGTGTTCATTGCTTTAGTTTTTTAAGAGGGAAACGTGGAAAATATTTTGGCAAAGATAAAAAAAATTATCCCGGTGAGTACTTATTTACTATTGACTGGGGCCATCCAGAAGGTAATATACTGGATACAGAGCACTCTGAAATTCCTGCGGAACATAAGTGTGCACACATATTGGCTCTTGATGGAGGCAATTATGCAGCTCAGCCTAATAATCGTATTCTTTGGGACGCTCCTAACTATACTACTGATAACATGGTACCAGACTATATGGTCCAAAGTACGAAGTGGAATGTCGAGAATAAAGATTGGTTGACAGAAGATTCAAAAAAAATGTTTTACGAAACGGAAGAGACAAAATGAGGAATTTAATTAATGAATATAGCAGATCTGTTAAAGAAAAATGTAGTGATGATACCTGTTGTTGCTTCTCTTGTAGTTGGAACGTTCACAGGCGTTAAGTATATCGTAAGTCTGACAGAGACTATCAATCAAAATCAAGCAGCAATTAAAATAATAAAAGAAACAGATTTAAAAAATCAAATTGGATACATCGCTAGAATCCAAGAAAATCAAAGTCATTTATTGTTAAATATCGAAACCAATAAAGGTAATACAATTGTTACAAACGATAAACTTAAAACAATAGAAGAAAAAGTAAAACAAATGGAAAACGATTTTAGAAATTTTTTAATTATGCGTAGCACATTAACAGGTAAAAAATAATATGGAGTGTGCTTATATGAACTATTATTTTACAGGTGCATTAGTTATAGCTTTTATTATATTAACAGTAATTGTAGCACCGTTATGAAATACTTAATTATATTTATTTTAACAGCAGGGTGTGTAAAGAGTGAGCATGATTTTATAACTGCTCCACCTGGATTAACTTCTGCAATATATGAACAACTAATAAAAATAGAAAATGATAGATAAATTTATATATAAATGTTGCGATTTTTTAGATCGTTATACAGAGTGGATGAATAAAATATTTGAATCTAAACCTAAGAAAAAAAAGAAAAAATGAAAATATCTAGTTCAACAACAGTAGGAATGCCTATTAAAAACATGGTTAGTATCATGGCAGCAGTAGCTGTGGGTGTCTATGGATACTTTGAATTAACAGCCAGACTAACAAGTTTAGAGACTTCAAGACAATTGTTTAATGCAGATCTTCTTAAAAAATCTGAGCAACTTCCAACTGATCAAGAACAATTTATGTTGATAGAAGATTTATATAAAGCCACAGAAAAATTAGAGATAACTCAAGAACAAAATATGACCAACAAAGTTAATATACAATTTCTTAATAAGCAATTAGAAAAAGCATTAATTGATATAGAAAAATTAAAAGATAAAGTTAGAGCTAATGGTAGTGGTAGTCATGATTGAGGTAGTAGTTGCACTGCTGATGATTGTTAATGGTGAGATAAAAGAACATAGAATACAAGACTCTATGTCTACCTGTTTAAAAGCTAAACGTATTGCAATGAGATCGGGTACAAGTCGTATAGACTATCAATGTATAAAATCAAAAGCAGAAACAGAAATTTATATGGGTGAAAAATCTATAAGAAAGCTTATACTAAAATAATGAAAAATTGTAACAAATGTAAAAAAAAATTTGAACCTAAAGACGAATTTGATATGTTTTGTAGTCAGGACTGCAAAGAAGAAGCTTTAGCTGATCTTGACAAAGACAGCGATGAATGTTTAAGCTGTCAATAATGAGAAAAAATAAAAAAGTTAATTTTAAAACAGAAATTGTTACAGGTGAATGTGAAGGTTGTAAGCTAACTACTTTGTTAGTTAGTATTGATAATACATTTTTTAGATGTATTAGTTGTGGAGAAGATCTAGAGCAAAAAGTAAATGGTGTTATTAAATATATTAAAGTTGATAAAAAAACAGATTTAAGTAAATATCAAGATGGCTAAACAAAATTTTTCTTTATACACACCTAGAGACAGACCTAAAAAACGTCCTGGAAAACATAAAAAATCTCTGTCAAAATCTGAGAAATTAAATAATAGACATAAAAAATATCACGGACAAGGTCGGTGATTAAAGTAGTTTTGTTAATGGTTTTATGCAGCGGGATTGCAGGCAACCAATGCAAAGTTATCCCCAC